ATCTGCACGTGGAGAATTTTTTGAGTTACCTGACGAACTTTTAGGTTTTGCTGGATTCCGTGCTGTTAAAGTAGATCCAATTAAATCAATGGGATTTAAATTAGCTGAATATCAAAAAGGATTAAGAGAATCTAGAAGATTGTTTACAGGGGGTGACGAAGGTCTTTTAAAAGGAGGTCCTAAAACTCCTCAAGATGTTGTAGAAAGATTTATTCAAGCAAACAAAGCTAGGTTTTTAGTACAACAAAAAATGAGAAAAGATTTATTGGCAGCTGATCTTTTAGGTGCAGATGAATTTGATATTAGAAAAGAGTTTAATGAAAGACAACTTAAAAAAGATTATGCTAGATTAAATAATGATGTGTTTATACCTTATCAACCATCCGATAGTATCAAAAGAGAATTTAGACAAATAGCCGAAAATATAAGTGGTATAAATCCTTATCTAGAATCATTAGATGCAATTATAGATATTACACAAGATTTAAGAAGTTTATCTTTAGACGATAATTTTGAAGACTTTATTAACATTGAGAATTATTATGTTCCTTCAATGGAACCTTTACAATCTTCAGTGCCTTTACCACCACAACCTATGCCAAATCCTAGTGTTATAGGTCAAGTACAACCACAACAAATGACTACAGCTCAAGGATTGACACCGACAGAAATGGCGTTATTATCACCAGAAGAACAACAAATTCGTTTAAGACAAAGAGGATTAACATCATAATGAGTGTTTACGATTTATATCAAAGTTATTTAAATGCACAGAAACAAGTAGCACCAGAACCTAGTTTAGGTATTTTAGATCCTAGATTATTATATCCACAAAACTATCAAGGTGGTGGAGATGATGGGTATAGAGGAGGCGGTAAATTTGGTAATTTAGATTTATCTAGATCAAAAACTTTTACAAAAGATATTTATGACGAAGAAGAAGGTGATTTTGTTCCAACAGAATTAACTGCATACTACAATCCTACTTTAGGAAATTTCCAAACTTTTGAAGGTAAAAATATAAATCCAATGTTTTCTAACACAGGACTTCCTACTCTTGGATTGGGAAGTTTAGCTATGAAAATGTTTGGTTTAGAACCTCAAACAGTTGGAGGATATGTTCCAGGTTCGATAAGAGGTTATTATGATAGTCCAATAGACATATTTAATAGAAATAAAAATGAACAGCAAAGAACTACTGCACAAATAGCTGCTTCTAAACAAGCGGATACTGCAAGAGCAGATGCTTTAAGAGCTATTAGAGATACAGGTGGTGGCGGTGGTGGCGGTGGTGGAAGAGATAATAGACCCTCTTCAAGTCCAGCAAGAACAAGTCAAGGAGTAACGTCGGCTCAACACTCGGCGTTTAGAAATTAATGGCTAAAGACCCTAAAACTACTGGTGAACATTTAGTAGCTTTATATGGTCATATTAAAGGTTTAAAGACAGACATACATACAATTAAAAACAATCATTTAAAACATATGCACGAAGATATAGATAAGACTTCTAAAAAAATAGATTATCTTCTTGGATTAATTATTGCAGGTCTAGGTGCAGTAGCCGGAAAATATTTTGGAATATTTTAAATCCATTCTTTAAGTTCTTCACCCATTATCTGAGTTGCAATATTAACTTTATCTCTTAAAGCTTTTACAATTTTTTCATCAATAGTTTGTTCAGCGATTATATCTATATAAGTCATAGGTCTTTCTTGACCAATACGATCAATACGCGCTTCTGACTGTTGTCTTTTCTCAAGATCATAACCATTAGAATAATAAATCATTGTACTAGCACCAGTTAGTGTGATACCATATCCGCCAGTTTGTGGAGTCCCTAAAATAAATCTTACCTTACTATCAGGGTTTTGTATTTCTTTAATTGCTTTTTGTCTATCTTCAGTAGTAGTGTCACCATAATAAGTAACTGTTTCACCTGGATATTTTTTTTCTAAAGCTTGATATATACTTTCAATATCATGTCTATAGTGGGCCCATATAACAGCCTTACCTTCAACTTCTTCAAGTATATTCATTAGTTCAGTTAATCTATTACTTTTTACTTCTTGAACAGAGTCATCATCCGCTTTGAAATGACCACATGTAATTTGATGGAGTCTCATCATTTGAGTAATTACAGTTGCAGTAGTTGTCATCTTACCATTTAACATAGCTAAAGCCTGTTCTTTCATTTGTTTATATAGCTTCTTTTGTTCATCAGTTAACTGTATAACTCTTTTCATAAAAGTTTTTTTAGGAAGATCTAGACAATCGTCTTTTAAAACTCTGTAAGAAAAAGGTTTTATTTTTTCAGATAGTTCACCTAAATTTCTATAACCAACTACTATTTCAACTTGTCTTCCTGATACATTTATCTTTCTACAAATAGCGTATCTAGTTCTAAATGCATAATAAGATTGTTGATTTAATAACCATGGATCTAAAAATTGACATTGACTAAATAAATCTAATGGTGATTTTGTCACAGGAGAACCTGTTAATATTCTTCTGTACTTAGAGTACTTTGCTAAATCTAAAATAGCCTTAGTTCTTTTTGCAGTAGGATTTTTTATTGTTGTAGATTCATCAATACCAATTAAAGCTCTATGACAATTTAAAAATTTCCATGCATATTGTAATCCTTTTTTAGTTGAGAAAGCTTCAACATTCATAATACAAATATGTAAATCTTCATCTGTTTCAAACATAGATTTCATGTCAGGAGCATCGGGTTTAGTTTGCCAGAAACCAATTTTCTTTTCTATATGATCGGGTAAATGATTTGGTATTTCTGCTTCTAACCAGTTTTTATAAACACCTTTAGGTGCAATAATTAACGCACCATTAATTTTACCTTTATCATAAAGCATGGCTATATTATCTATAAGCACTTTAGATTTACCGGTACCCATCTCCATAAAATAAGCAAATACTTCCTTATTCCATGACATATCTAATGCTTTAAGCTGATGCTCAAAAGGTTTTGATTTAAATTTATAATTCATATTATTTTCTTCTTTCTGTTGAAACCCTCTATCATTTAGTATACAAGAAGTCAAGAAATTATGAAAAATAAAGTTTATGTAATCCAGGATGTACCTGGAAGTAGAGAAGGTCGTCCTAAAATAAATATTATAGGCGCATCTGAATTCGGAGAATTAAAAGTTTTATTACCTGAGAACGCACAAATTATTTTAAGTGCGGGTCCATTAGTTTTTAAATTAAGAAAATTATTGACAGATTATACACCTGAAGATTATTTACTACTTACAGGGGATCCTGCAATTATCGGAGTTGCATGTTCAATAGTTTCTGATATTACAAATGGAAAATATAAATTATTAAAATGGGACAAGCAAGAAAGAAGGTACTATCCAATTGAAATTGATTTGTATCAAAAAGAATCCTCTTGACAATTTAGTTTGTAGGATTATATTAGAAAGAAAGAGAAAGGTTATATTATGAGTGACGTAAATTTTAGACAAGATAAAGTTGATGCTATGAAAGCAGTTGCTAATCCAAATGAGTTAGCAAGTAAAGTACAACAATTAAAAGATTTAGAAGATGAAATTGCAAACGCAGAAGCTTCTGTTAAAAAATTAAAAGAAAAAGCAAACATACTTTCACAATTTGAAATTCCTCAAATGATGGAAGAAATGAATATTACAAAATTAAAGCTGAAAGATGGAGAAACGGTTGAAGTCTCTAATTTCTATAGTGCATCTATTGTTGATCAAGATGCAGCTTTTCAATGGCTTCGTGAAAACGGTCGAGGTGATATTATTAAAAATGATATTACCGTTACCTTTGGTCGTGGCGAAGATAACAAGGCGGCACAATATGCTGTCCTTGCAAAAGGTCAAGGATACGAACCTGTCCAGAAAGTAGGCGTACATCCTCAGACCCTTAAAGGAGTAGTCAGGGAGTGCAACGAGTCTGGAATCGAACTTCCTGATTGCTTTAAAACTTACGTGGGTAACCGTACAAATATAAAAAGGAGTTAAACATGGAAAACAATGTAACAACTAAAAAAGCGGCACAAACACCGTCTACTATTTTATTTAGAGACGATGCCTCAAAAGGTTTTGAGAACGTAAGACAAGAATCTCTTGCTTTACCAATCTTAAAACTTTTACAAAACGGTTCAGGAGAAGCGCAGAAACGTAATCAAAATTACGTAGAAGGTGCAGAACCTGGAATGTTTTTAAATACAGTGACTAAAAAACTGTATGATGGTGATGAAGGAATAAACGTTATTCCTTGTTACTATAAAATGGAATACCAAGAGTGGGCAGAATTTGGTACTGGTTCAGGTAGACCAGAACAAATCTTTCCTGCAGACTCTGATATTTTATCTAAGACTACTAAAGATGGTGGTAAAGATAGATTACAGAATGGTAATTACATTTTAACTGTACATCAAAACTTTGTAATTATACTTGGTAAAGATGGAAAAGCAGAAACTGCACTTATTTCTATGAGTGCATCTCAAGGCAAAGTTGCAAGAAAATGGCAGTCACTTCAAATGTCTCAGACTATGAAAGATGAACAAGGGTCATTTACACCTGCATCATTTGCTTTCTCTTACAAACTAAGTTCTGTATTAAACTCTGGTAAAGGTAATCAGTGGTATGGGTTTTCAGTAGAGTCTGAAGGACCTGTACAAGATGCTGATCTTTATCAAAGAGCTAAAGATTTCCATGATAGCATGGATAAACAAAACAGATAATTGCCACATTTGGGCGCTACGTTTGTGGCGCCCAATTTAATTATAACTTGAGGGAACATGTTAGAAAGATTAAAAGATATATTTAAAGGTTTAGAAAGTGCTCATGGTGTCACTAAAAAAACTGATGAAATTAGACACGATGGTAAAAACGAAGTTAGATCAAAAACTATTAGAGAACCAGTAACGGATGAGTTATGGGAAAAGCATTTAAAAGGTGAAGAACCTGGACTTGGTATTATACCAATCAATGAAGATAATAAATGTAGATGGGGTGCAATCGATATTGATACTTATCCATTTGATCATTTAAAATTAATTAAAAAAATACGAGAAAAGAAATTACCACTAATTGTATTTAGATCTAAATCAGGTGGTGCACATGTTTATTGTTTTGTAAAACAATTTGTTCCTGCATCATTAATGAGACAGAAACTACAACTAATGGCATCTTCATTAGGTTATGCTAAAGCAGAAATATTTCCTAAACAATCTAGAATCATGGCTGATAGAGGAGACGTGGGTAGTTTTTTAAACATGCCTTATCATGGTGGAGATAGAACTGTAAAATATGCAATTGATGATAATGGTAATTCTTTAACAATAGATAGTTTTATAAAATCATATGATCTAATTGCACTAGAAGATATTCAATTAAAAAATTTATTAGTTAATAAAACAGAAGAAAAACCAAAAGAAGCTTTTCCAGATGGACCACCTTGTTTAAATACTATAATTAAAAATGGTCCTATCATAGAAGGTAATGGTGATATTGAAGAGTCCGGTCGTGATAATGGTTTATTTAATATTGGAGTATATGTAAAAAAGGCAAACCCAATAGGTTGGGAAGATAAATTAGAAGATTATAATAATGAAAAATATATTAAACCACCTTTAAAATCAAACGACATAAAAAGAATTGTAAAACAATTAGATAAAAAAGATTATGATTATAGATGTAAAGATAAACCTATCTGTAATTTTTGCGACGAAAGACTTTGTTATACAAAACAATTTGGTAAAGGCGGCGATGTTAGAATGCCTGCAATCACAGCGATTAGAAAATATGAATCAGATCCACCAATATTTTTTGTAGATATTGATGAAGACACTGTTGAAGTAGATGCACCAACATTACATGATCATGAAAAATTTAGTATTGAATGTATGACAGAATTAGGAACACCTTTGATTCCTGTTGCTAAATTAGTATGGAGAAAACAATTAGCATCTTTAATGAAGAACATGGCTTCTATTGAAGCGCCAGATGACACTAAAAAAGATATACAGTTAAAAGAATTACTAACAACTTTTATAAGTCGAGATGGAAAGTCTATGGAAGATGTATTGAAAAGAAAACCATATACACAAAATGGTGTTAGTTATTTTAAATTTAAAGATTTCTGGGCATATGTCATTAAACAAAAAACATGGTCGGAAAAGAAATATCCTAAAAATAAAACCATAAGATTATTAGAACAATTGTTTGGTGCAAAGACAGATGTTGTAAAGATTACAATGGGTAAGGATGAAAAAAGTGTAAAGGTTTGGACGGTAGAGAAAATAGAAGTTGAAAAGTATATACCTAGAAGAATAGAAAAACAACCGGCAGCATTTGAATGAGAACCGTAATAGCAGGACCACCAGGTACAGGAAAGACACATACTTTGATACATAAACATTTACATAACGAATTAATTAATCACAAAACAAACTCTAAAAAAATTTGTTATATTACCTTTAGTAATGCAGCTGCGAATGAAGCAAGAGATAGAATACAAAAAGAATATCCAACATTTGATTTTGATTGGATTTGTACGATGCACTCAATGGGAACTAAATTATTAGGTATTGATACCAACACTCAGTTACTAAAAGATAAAAACTGGAACGCATTTAAAAATAAATATGGCCACAGTGATTTACACTTTGAAACTAAACAACATGAGAATGGTTTTAATGAATATAGAAATCAATACATGCAGGTTATTGAATATTCTAGATGTAAAAAAATTGAATTACAAGATGCTGCAGTAGAACTAGATTTAATAGATTATATTAGTGAGCCTTTATTAGATCAAATTAATCAAGATATTATTGATTATAAAAAAGATTATACCATGTATGAATTTTCAGACATGATTTCCAAGTTTGTTGAGAAAAAACTATGTCCTTCCCTCGACGCCGTTTTTCTCGATGAAGCCCAAGATCTAAATCCCTTGCAATGGGAAATGTTTTTTTACATCGAATCCTGTTGTGAAAGATCTTACATTGCAGGGGATGACGATCAGGCTATCTACGCGTTTCAAGGCGCTGACCCTAAAACATTTATTGATCTTGAAGGGATCCCCGATCATCAAACCGAATCACGAAGAGTGCCACGCGCTGTACATAAAGTTGCATTATCTATTTTAGATAACATTGATCAAAGAAGAATTAAAACATGGGAACCTAGAAAAGCAGAAGGTAGAGTCTTTGAAAATTTAGAACTAGAAGATTTAGATTTTAGTTCTGGACAATGGATGATTTTAACTAGAACCAATGAACAAATGAAAAACCTGGTGCCCACTTTACAAGAAACTGGATACCGGTTTGAATGTAAATTCAATGAACTGTTGCCCAATGAAGCGTTAAAAGCAATTAACGATTGGCGACGATTGAATAGAGGTGCGAGCATATCTGGTGAAGAAGCAAGAAACATTTATGAATATTTAAAGTATGATAAGGGCGACGTAAAATACGGATTTTCTGGTGGCAAGTCTCTAGTAAATGTAGACTCGGTTGATATGGATGAGTTGAGACTAGAACATGGTTTGATTGCATCTGGAGGCTGGGACGCGTTACGATTTAAAGACTATCAATATGATTATATCAAGGAACTAGTAGCGAGCGGCGAGGATCTAGGTAAACCGGCAAGAATAAAATTATCTACTATACATGCAGTTAAAGGAGAAGAGGCTGAGAATGTAGTTTTGTTCACAGATTTAGAAAGAATTATTTACGAAGCAGCTCAGGTAAATAAAGACACTGAACATAGATTATTTTTTGTTGGTGTGACAAGAGCAAAAGAAAACTTATTCATAATGAATCAAGGTTATGAATATCAATACAACATAGGAGAAGAAATAATATGACAAATAAAGACATGTTTGATCAAGCATTTCCACAAGATAAACAGATAGGCGGGAGTCACTACAAAGACTTTCATATTCAACCGTATGAATTTATTTCTAAGAACGACCTTTCTTTTTTTCAGGGAAACGTTATAAAGTATGTATGTCGTTACATGAATAAAAATGGCATACAAGATTTAGAAAAAATAATTCATTATTGTGAATTAGAAATTAAAAAAATGAAAGATATAGATGTCAAAAATAAGAAAAAATATAAAGATAAATAATTATAAATTTGTATTAGAAATATATCCTGCAAGAGATGGATGTAATGGAAAAGAAGGACCTTATTGGGAAATATTTCCACATAGCTATAAAGCATCATTATATGCTTTTAGTAATAAAGATAAGTTAAATAAAAAAATAGAAGCAGAATATTTATGAACATAATAGCTGTCTATGATTTGTGTTTTTACACACTGTGTACTTATTATTTTTGGAGTAAATTAACATGATGTTTGAAGCACAAAAGGAATGGACTTGTCCAGAAACTTTTCCTGATTTAAGTCAGGCAAAATATATTGCAATTGACTTAGAAACTAAGGACCCTAATTTAAAATCAAG